ACAACAACAGAGAAGGGGCGACGATTTGTCGCCTTTTCTATGTCGGCAATACGAGCCTTGATAAGTTTGTCCTTGCATAAGAGACCATAGGTCACTTCATAGGCATCTTGGTACTTGTGAAGACCAATCAGACCTGCGACCTTGGATGCGGAGATTTCGGGAATGTACATTTTGTATGAAGAAGAACTATTTCACAGATTGGGATTCGTTTTACACGCGAACCACATACACAGCAACCGTGGCGAACACGATAGAGTGAACAATCAGACCTAGGGTCGTGGGACTGCCCGACACACTGGCAATGCGACCAACCAGACCACCGAGCAGGGTGTCCACGAGGCGGTAGGTCATCGGATTACCAATGATGAAGAAGAGAACCGCAAGGGTCAGGACCTTGTTGGGAACACCAGGAATAAGCGCCATTTGTATATCTTTTTACGCAGAAAAACTCTTCTGCATACGAATGATGGCATCAATCCATCCTGGCATTCCGGCAATGATATTGGATACTGCAAGGGTTTGACTGGTCACAGTGGTCGTGTCAATACTTGACCCTTCACATACCAGGAGAATCGCAGTGCTCACAAGAGCCTGTCGTGATTTGGCATCACTCGGACTCCAACGCAGGCAATACATCTTGTAGAGAACATCTGTATAGGGTTTGGCGTGGGATTGTGCTTGGCGACGAATACAGTCCCAAAACAACCACGCAGGATGACTTCCATGTGCGACAGATACGAACTCGTCTGTTCGGTTGGAAAAGGTCAGTGTCTGTTTGGTTTGCTTCTTGTGTTCGCGACAGAACGCGTAGACCCACGACATCCAATAGAGGGCGCGACCTGCATCTCGAACATCCGGGCGCAGACAATAACAGAACTCATTGATGGGGATAGCAATCGACATCGGATCGTCTCGCTTCAAAAAGAGTTTTCCGAAGATAGCAGAAGGCGCTTTGATGGTCTCCTGAATGGTAACAGGGTCAAAATCATGTGCGGGTTTGATAGTGGGAAGATTAGGAAGTTTGTTCTTGCGACACAGGGCAACTGTTGCTGCTGCTTCGCAAATCATACGACGAACATCCGGATTGTTGCGTATCTGGGTCATATCGCGCAGATTGTATGCCGCTTCCAGTGGCGCATACTTCTCGTAAGCATCGGCAAGAAACAAAAAGACATTGGGATTTGCCCGGTTGATGTGAAGAGCAGATGCTTCAAACAACGCCATCCAAAGAGTGTGAACCAATCCAGACGACAAGAGTTCCAACGACCAATAGCACGAGTAATCTGCGTGTCCAAGTTGAATATTTTGAAGCAACACTTTGACGACATGCGCACGAACATGTCCGCAAAAGGTTGTTTTTTGAAAGTCCAAGACCGTGCGTGGGTCTGTTATCTCCATTGCTTTGTAGGTAGAAGGTTCATTGTTGAACTTGACGCAGAGGCGGATGTGCTCGAATCCACGCATACCAAAAGAGCAACAGTGTTGTGAGAATGACAGATGTTCCATAGATGTCCGCTGCGAGAGAGACTGCTACCATAAAAACACCCATATACAACCCCAAAAAGACAATTGCAACAAACAACATCACATACTCGTGGGGAATGTAACGAACAAGGGTTGCGAGTGTTGCAAAGGCAATCATCACAACAATGAACATCATGAAGACTCGTGGATCCGTTGTGGTTGCTCCGAAGATCGTTACAGCAAATGTTGTCACAACGAGACTAACTTCCTGAAGAATCGAATGTCGTAGAAGAAGACCTACGAGTACGGCAGTGAAGGTTACCAACGCAAATAGTTTTGTAAGCAGGTCCATGTTTGAGATGATGAGAAGTATGAACATACAGACAAACATCGTCACGAAGGCGACGTATTCTTGGCGAGTTGTGTATTTCATAGGATAGCGACACACGGTACACAATCCATCTGGATAGTAGCGTATATGGTTCTCTAAACAGCGTATATGAATATACATAGCTGTTCCGCGACAAGCACAGGGTGAAATCAATGTATCTGGATTGTTTGACTCCAAACATATCCTACATTGTGGGGGCATTGATTATTGTATTCGTCCGTAGTCTATACTGTTGAAACTTACGAAAGATGGTGAACGCAGCAAACAACAATCCAATCACCAACAACACATTCAGAATGAGGTTCAACCAATCAAACGCCGTTCGCTCTTTCAACTCTCCCTTCTTGCGTTCGATGAGGATCTGACTGCGAAGTTCGTCAATCTGTTTGCGGAAGGCATTCACAGAATACCCAAGTTCGTCGCGTATGCTCAAGACACGGTCCTTCAATCCATTCACAACATCAATCGTCTTGCCCTGCTGTTCAACGAGCAAGGACTTGTTCTCAAACTCGGTCTTAAATCGGGTAGCAACGGGATCCACCTCTGCCTTTGCGATTCGTTGTTTTTCTTGCTCTAACCACTTTTCGCCCTGTGTGAGCATATAGTATTCAATGCGTGCACCCTGATATGCCTGTGGAGCCTCGTGTCGCGCATTCTCTGCTTTTTGGAGTTTTACAAATGCGTCGTCGATCTTTTTCTTTTTGTCAATGGCTGCATACGCAACTTCAATCGCACCTTTGACCCGTTCCTGTTCCTCTACATATTGATTGTAAAAGGATGGACTCTGTATTTTCAGTTGCTCCAATGTTGGAATAGGATCTCCTCGTTCTATTTGAATCGAAGGGACTGGATTCAGCAAGACATCTGTCCCAGGATCTGGTCTATCGTTATAGACGCACGTAGGTCCTCTTTGTGTCATTTGGAGCTTGTATCCCTTGTCCTGCGGGCAACGAACAACGCATTGCCCCGATGCCCCTGGACTTAACTGAAATCCTCTTGGACACGTATTACCCATTATCTATTTCTTAAGAAAGATTCCAATCGCAATACCGAGACAGACCAACAAGAATGCGAGTCCGTGTGCTGCAGTCAGCGGAAGAACGAAATACCCAATCAAAGAGACGACCACCAATGCCAAGACGACCTGAAGCAGCAAAAGACGTTGTGAAACAATCCCCATGATTGTTCGGTATTCCTTCTCTGCCTCGCCGGTTGGCGCAACCTCTGGGCGTGCTACATTCAGACTGTCTGTTATCTTCTTCACCTCATCTGCTGCTTCTTGGACGCTCCGGTAAGCAGAGAACTCTGTTTGAAGTTTCGTATATTGGGCACCTTGAATTTCTTGTTCACGATTCACTCTGTCGCGGTCTTCTCTAGCCAGCTTGTCTGCGGCAAACTCAGCGCGAAGTCTTGCTGCTTCATTGCTGACACGTGTAAGTTCTGCGTCGTATCTAGACTTCTGGGCTCTAAGAGGAACTCTGCGGACAGAGAAACTATAGCGATTGTCTTCAATCAATATGCATCTCTTATCGAATAGTCCTCGTACTTCGGATGTGAACTCGCGCGGACACATCGCACTGCAACCTAGAAAATCACGTTCAAAGTTTGATGGACACTGTGACATTCCCTTACTTACGATTCGGGATAAAAGAGTTCAGCTTTCCATACAGAGGAGCGATCAATCGCACCTGAGCCGAAATCTCATTGGACTTCCAACCCAGTGTAGGCGCTCCAATTACGTTGGACGAGTTGACATACGGGGCAACCTGTGCCATCATCTTCACATAACGCGTGTGGTCTGACGCATCGGTTGTCAAACGCACATGGCGAGGCGTATCAATCTCAAAGTACGATGTAACGGGCATTTTTGTTTATAGCAAACAAGATAATGAGTAGGCCTACCCCATCGGTGGAACCCATGGCGTTTTACAGTGTAGTGAACATGTACAAGCAAAACTATTTGCAATACAAGTTAACAGGACGAGCGGAGTTCAAGACCGCGTATGAAAATGCGCAGGCGTGGATTACGAGATACTTGTCTCAACTGGACAAGCGGATTACGGAGGACAAGGAGTTTGTCGGTAAGTTTGTCACGGAATATCAGAACACCAATCCAGAACTGAGTGCTCTTCAAGAGCAGATGAAAACCATTCGAACCGAAGGACCCAAACTACAGGACCGCTATCAAACCGAACAAAAAATGCGCGAGGCAGCGCCCGAAGACTACACGTCGTATTACATCAAGGGAGGCGTGATACTTGCTGCCATCGGCATTGGTGTCATCGCCAACTTCTTCTGAAAGTATCCCTTGATGAGTATCACCAAAAGTAGCAGCAAACAAAATGCTAAAAAGATACCCAGATACAGATACATGGACCTGTCGGCGACAACTTCTTCGTATTGGCGAATACGACGCAGGGTTTCGAGTCTGTCGGTTTGTTTGTTCAAATCGCTGTAGTCACGCTGAATACGTGTCAGTTTCATCGTGAGTTCATCGCGAGCAATCCGAAGACTTCCTGTCTCATTTTTGACGTCGGCCACCATAGCAAGCATCTGTTCGAGAACAGTGGCAATCTGAAGGTTGACTGCTCTGAGTTTTTCCACTTCTGCGTTTATAGTTTCTGCAGTGGTCGCTGCGATTGCCCTGTCCGCAGTTGCCTTGTATTCCTTATCAAGGTCTTGGTATTTCTTGGTCAATTCGTCCATTACTCTTATGCGACATTTGCGTCTTCTACTACATATCTCCAGAAGTCCGCTACACCCGCCGTATCACTCGGTCGTTGAATGTAGACAATATCGCCTGGAATTGCACCAATCCATTTCGCCATTGCATCTTGGGAATCCATAGAAGGCAACTGCTCTTGGGGGTTTGTAATCTTGCGCTTCTCGTACTCCTTCGTGATATCGGGGTGCTGCTTCTTGAAGTTCTCGTCAAAGATGAAGTGTGGCGACACCATGCGATGGGTGGTGATATCAAACTGGAGTTGGCGAATGTGGAACAATTGGATGCGCTGCTTTGCCAGTGCCTTCACCACCTTCAAGACATTCTCGGAGGGAGGCGAGAGTGTGACAATGACAAGACCCTGCTTCATCTCCATCTTGGAAGCAAAGTCCGTCAACTTCTCAATATCACGTTCAAGCAGTCCTTTCTCCTTTTGACTGAAGATGACCAGTGTATCCCCAATCTTGTAGGCATTTGCTCGCTCCAGAGTGTCGAGTGTCAGTCTCTCCAAGTCTGTCTTCAAACCACGACGAGAGAGCATCACCTGTAGAATTTCAATTGCCTTGTCTTCCATTGTGCTTGTTCCTTTCTTAGATTGTAAGCGGTTCGTTTTTTTCGGGTCTTCCTAACAATGAGTCCCTTGCCGTTTCTTCTGCTGGCGGTTGTATTGATTGGTCTAATGCTGGCCGCATCCCGCGAACGCTTCCAACCTGAGTTTTTGGATAAGACACAAGTCCAAAAGACCGTTGCTGTCGAGGATTCGTCTTACCGCCAAGACACGAACCATGTGAACCCCGCCCCTTACAACATGGGTCCTATTGCAGGTGTGCGCAGTCCGTTCCAAGTCAACCAATATAAGGCATACATTGTATAATGGACTCCTATAAAAAGGTAGCGATTCCAAAAGCACTGCGCGAACAGGTTTGGATTCGCTACATGGGGCGAAAGTTTGAAGGAAGATGTCGCGTGCGATGGTGTAGCAACACAATCACGGCGTTTGATTTCCAATCTGGTCACAATGTCCCCGAAAGCAAGGGAGGTCCTACAACCATCGAAAATCTTATACCGATATGTGCTCGTTGCAATGTGAGTATGGGAAACCAATACACCATTGACGAGTGGAATCGTTTGGGCGAAGGAGCAAGGTGGTATAGTCGTTTCTTTTTCTGGAAATGACTTTCTTTGATATTGTAATGAATGAGCGAATTGTCTATTGTTTTTGGACTGAAAGCAATCCAATGTCAGAAATGCGCAAGTACGCTTTATATGTTATGCCTCAAACAGTCGAGTGTGATGTTGTGCTTGTCCACAAAGGCAATCTACATACATTTGTTCTTCCGGACCATCCTCTTCACGAAGCCTATCCATACTTAAGCGCAGTTCACAAATCGGATTACTTACGGACATACTTTATGCATTTCTATGGAGGAGGATACGCAGACATCAAAATACAGACCGGTTCTTGGAAATCTTCATTTGAAGAACTCTACAACAGCGATGCCTACATCTGCGGTTATCGTGAGTTTTCCGAAGATGGAGTTGCTTCTCGCGATCCTTCTATCCGAGCACGATATAGGGAGATGATTGGAAACGGTGAATACATTTGTAAACCACAGACACCCTTTACAAAGGCATGGTATTCTCGTACGATTGCCCTTCTGGATGAACGCCTTTCGCGCCTTCGCAAGCATCCTGCCAATCACGCTCGCGACTGCAAAGAAAGGAGCAACTATCCGATTGAATGGAATGAACTGCTAGGTCGTATTTTTCACCCCCTGTGTTTGGAACACCCCGGTCGTATTCTGTTCACATTACCAGCCCATATATATACCAACATGAGAGATTTATAGTTCCAAACTGGGCAGAGCGGGTTTTGCAATTTCAGCGGGAAGTTTGGATGTCTTGCGAAATTCCAAGACTTCATTCCAAAATGTCTGGAGGTCATCAATGTGGTCTGTAATCCACTTGGGATCTTGTGGTACAAAGACATCCTTGACGGATTGCAACACCCAGTAGATAACTTGACAATCTTCATTGCCTTCTTCGTCGTAGACCACACGTCCATCGTCGTAGACTGTAAAGAACCCCTTCGTTCCCGATTGTTTGACCCACTCGTTGTAGAGAACTTGTTTGAAGCGAAACTCTACATACTCGCATTCATCAATACCCGTACATTCCATCTGCATCTGCATCTGATGCCAGTATCCCATGGGGATTTCGTCTTTGGGTTGACGACTCATAGGACACTTGAACTCGACAAGACGACCATAACGCCGCACATCCTCGGGATCATGCGGGATAATCAAACCATCCGGAGACGCACCCAAAAAGGAGTAACGAGGATGTTGAACACATGATACATCTAGGATAGTACACTTGGTCTGCTCTTCGTAGAGTTTCTTCGCAACAGGTTCAAATCGTGTTCCCCACAAAAGAGCGGGGATAGGATTCGCATTCTCATTCGGAACGTAGGTCTCCAGTTTCCGCATCATCACCGACCGTCTTGCTTCGGGCGTTCCAAAGACATTGTACACCTCGGATGCCGTAATCATCTCTCCTCGCTTGGCATGCCACTGCGCCGTCCTCTGGTCGTTGATACCATACAGTCGGAGCACACGTTCGTAACATCGATCGCGTTTCCATAAACGTCCGACATCTCCGGCCATAAGTCGATCGACGACTTCGACAACGCGCCGCTTGAGAAACGAGTAAGAGAGTTGAGGTTCGAGTTGACGACAGAAGAGAACAAACTGGCGAACGCGTGTATGTAGGTGTGTATAGGGGCGATTCTCCAATAACCATGCGGAAAGCACATCGTCCATCTACTCTGTATGCTGTTGTTCTTCAGTAAGTCTATTTTCCTTATCTATTTGGTCTCGTAACGTTGCGTAGTCTCCCGTGTCTACGCCTTCCAGGATTCGTGTTTCGCACATCATATCTTCCATCATTTTTTCCACAAGTTCGTTGAGTTCATTTGTATGACCTTCAATGAGTTCTAAGGACACACCGCCCTCGTAATCAAGAGGTTCCGCAGTACATTGGTGGGGGGTCTCCAAGTCATCTCGTTCCAGGATGCGTTGTTTCTGTTCTGCTTCTGTTTGCTTTCCCTCCATTATTACAAGAAGTCATTTTCAATGAGTAAACCTATTTCCATCATGGACATTCAAAGCAAGGAACAATGGGTTCTTCATCGCCTAGAGAACTTTTATCGCAATCCCACTCATCTTGAGCGTGTCAAAACCATTCTAGAAGGAAACTCGAATATGAGTCTGCGATTAATTGATTGGTTGGTGACCAACTACGCGAAAAAGAACAACATCTCCTATTTGACGAAGGAGGGTAAGCATGTGATTGTGTACCTTGCGTACAAGAGTCATCTCAAGGCGTACAGCAAGAAGATGTTCGACCCGTTCTGTCGTTGGAAGCGTATTCAGTTTCTGGGTATGAATACCACAGTCGGTCAGTTGAACTTCTTTGAGTGGGCAATCCAGGAAGAGGTGTTGGATTTCTTACAGGAGCACCTAGAAGAAGTCCAAAAGGATATGGACGATTGCTCGACGACGATTCAACCACAGGAGGGACGCAAGAAGCGCCATGAACTTTCTCGTTCTGCGACCAAGTCCATCTGTATGCACGATGTTCGCGTTCCTGTGAAATTTGATTAGTCTTA